TGCTAATTATGTCTTCTACATTATACTCGGAAGACTGCTAATCCTTCTACTGTTTAACACCTAACCGAGTTAATCCGTAGACTGATTAACACTTAGTTTTCCACAGTTTGTATTAGTTTCTGTGGAAAACTCTTAGAATAAGTGTTATTTAACCTATATAAATAGCAAATTAAATATACTTATGCTTTGTAATCGTTTTCCACAATATGTAATGAATAGGAGGTTAATCTGTGGAAAAGGTGTTAATTAGTGTGGAAATTATGTGGTTAAATGTTAGTTTTTGTAGACATCTAAGCGAGCGTAGTATAACACAACCTCGCTAAAACTACAAACCCCTCGTTTACATTTTGTAGGGTTATTACGTTTTCCACAGTTATATCGAAGGACAGTCAAATTACCGTCCCCTAAGTATTGACAAACCTTCGTGATTCATGGTAGTATAGTATTACTTACAGGAGTTCTAATCTCATGGCAGTTTCTAACATTTACGGGTTAAAGAGTAAGTATAGAATAACGCTGGAGATTGACGCACTAAGTGACTTTAATCCTCATCAGATTGACTTCCGTAAAGTATTACAATTAGAAGAGAATGAGGATCTAGAAAGTATTATCGAAGATCTTGATAATCCTGATCGTTGGTAATAAGAATTGATGCGGAATGTGTTTGCCCTAAAGTTACACAAATGACCATCTAATTTCGATCTTAATTATGTCAAACAGTGTCACACAGTTTGTATCACCTAACTTCGCAGAATTCCTCTTGGAAAATGCAAACAATGGTAATGAAATCTTAGCAGTCCTCGATGATATTGTGGAGGGTGCAGATACAGCGTTATAAATGATAAGAACTGTGAGGGGGAGTTAGTATTACTTTCCCTCTCTTATTACAGTCCTTAAAGTATTAACAATGCCTTTACACAGTTGTTGACATTTAGCAGTGTAATATGGTAGAATTGTTTATACAGTGATTTGACAGTGTTTGGCGGTTCGTTGTTATTTTGCGTGGCGGGCGTTGCTAAAAAACGAAAAGTCCCTAGGCTACAAAAGTGGGTTCATTCGATATAACTACAAAAAATTGCCGAAATTTTTTTTGACCTCAAATAGGTTGATATATAAAAAAACCGCCCAAGTAAAAATTGGAGGTATAAGGTTTGCAAGAAGAAACGACATATCATATCTACGCAAAAGACAGAGTGTTATATTGTAATTTGCCCGAAGAAGATTTTGAAGAGAAATGGGAACTACTACAAGTAATGGTAGGGTTGCTCAAAACCGACTACTCTACCAGAGACTTGTCGTATATTAAACTCGCCCCTAAGATAGGCATTGGCGGACCTGGAAAGATTATATTAAAAAAACCAATGTGGGAGGAAGATTCGTATTGACATATACATAGAAATACTTTATAATATGGGAGTAATTACAAGAAACTATGGCAAAAGGTTTTACTGTTAAAGCCAATGCACCGAAACCCAAGAAGGAAGAATGGGATTATGATGCAATTAAGGCAAGGATGAAAGGGAAGACAATTGTATTCTGTCTTCCAGGTCGTGGATGTTCATATGTCTTTCTAAAGAACTTTGTTCAACTCTGTTTTGATATGGTTCAGAACGGAATGAGTATACAGATCTCACAAGATTACTCTTCAATGGTTAACTTTGCAAGATGTAAGTGTCTTGGAGCAAATGTTCTACGTGGTCCTGAACAAGTACCTTGGGACGGGAAGTTAAAGTATGATTATCAGTTATGGATTGACTCGGATATAGTCTTTGACACACAGAAGTTTTGGCAGTTATGTGATCTTGCAGTTCCTGCTGAAGGTGATGAAAGAGAGATCACAGGTGGTTGGTATGCTACAGAAGATGGCACAACTACATCTGTTGCCCACTGGTTAGAAGAAGATGACTTCCGCAAGAACGGTGGAGTCATGAATCACGAAACTGTGGAGTCGATCAGTAAGCGTAAGAAACCATTCACTGTTGATTACACAGGTTTTGGGTGGGTTATGATTAAGAATGGCGTTTTTGAGAAACTTCCATACCCTTGGTTTGCTCCTAAGATGCAAGTCTTTGAATCAGGAAGTGTTCAGGACATGTGCGGAGAAGACGTATCGTTCTGTTTAGACGCTAAAGAGTTAGACTATGAGATTTGGTGCGATCCTCGTATACGTGTGGGTCACGAAAAAACTCGTATAATCTAGGGGCGTGACTCGTAAACACATTATTCAGGAGAATTAACTAGTGGCAAAGATGTATACAACGGGTGGAAGGGAAGAGATCCTTACCCGCCCGAAAAAATCTCGACAAGGACAAGGCAAACATACCAAATATGCCGCTTCCTCTCGTAATGGGAAACCCAAAAGAAGTCGAGGACAAGGAAAATAAATAAAAGGGACTCGAAAGAGTCCTTTTTTTATTGAATAGAGGTAACATGGAACCAAAAATGCTAAGAGAAATCTCAAATGATGCTATAACACCAAAGAAAAAAGACGTAAAAGTGCAAAATGACCTCTATGAGAAGAAAAACGACGGTGATTTCTATGAAGGACTCGACTATGATGATGAGTTCTATAGTGGTGCTGAATTATAATAGTAATTTCGTTGATAAATAAAGTTATATTTACTACGTATATAATTAAATAGATGCCTTTAGAGCGAGTTAGTCAAGGTTTTAAAGACCTTAGTATGACATTTCAGGCAAATCCCCTGAATGCAGACCTTATTGGTCTTAAAAATGAAAATGCAATCGCTCGTTCAGTGCGAAACATCGTCATGACCATACCTGGGGAGAAACCATTTAACGAAAACTTCGGTTCAAAGATAAGTGGACTCCTATTTGAGAACGTAGATAACATAACTGCTGCTGTAATTGCAGATGAAATAGAAGAATCTATAAAAAATTATGAACCTAGAGTGTCTTTAAAGAATGTAGAGGTATTTCCTAACTTTGATAACAACTCTTTTGATGCTGTTGTGACCTATAATATCATAGGGGCAGACACACCACCGCAGGAATTACAGTTCGCCTTGTTACCAACGAGATAAAATGCCATTAGTTAACTTTTCTAATCTGGATTTTGCCCAGATTAAGACAACGCTTAAGGAATATCTTAAAGCAAACTCCAATTTTACAGATTATGACTTCGAGGGATCTAACCTGTCCTCGATTATTGACGTATTGGCATATAATACCTACATAACCTCTTATAATGCTAACATGATAACCAATGAGGTTTTCATCGATAGTGCTACTTTAAGGGAAAATGTAGTCTCATTGGCAAGAAACATAGGATATGTACCACGTTCAAGGAAAGCAGCAACTGCATCGGTTAGTTTTTTCGTAGATTGTTCAGGTGTAATACCAACTCCTGCTACTTTAACACTTAAAAAAGGTCCAATTGCATCAAGTGCGGGTGGTTTTGGTGGTCAATCATTTATTTTTTCAATTTTAGAGGATATTACAGTCCCAGTTAATGATGGAATTGCATATTTTGACGATATTATCATTTCTGAAGGCACATTATTGACTTCAAACTTCACTTATTCAGGAAGAAACCCAAATCAGAAGTTTATTTTACCAAATAGTGGAATTGATACTGCGTTATTATCTGTAACAGTAAAAGGAAATCAACAATCCACAACTTCTACAAAATATACGACTCAAGATAGTCTTTTAGATATAAAATCTGACTCAAAAGTCTATTATTTACAAGAAATTGAAAATGAAAGATATGAAATCTTCTTTGGAGATGGAATTTTTGGTAAAAAACTAGAAGAAGGTAATTTTATTACTATAAATTACATCACTTGTAGTGGAGATAGTGCAAATGGCGTAAATCAATTCCAATTTTCTGGAAAATTAACTTATACACGTAATTCTCAAGAATATACAGTTACAACTGGTATATCTTTACTTACAACAGGAGTAACTGCTCAAGGTGGAGAGGTAATTGAGAGTGTAGATTCCGTTAAAAAGTTTGCACCACGAATTTATGCGTCTCAAAACCGTGCTTTAACAGCAAATGACTATGAAACACTAATTCCATCAAAGATTTATCCTGAAACAGAGTCAATTTCTGTATTTGGAGGTGAAGAATTAGTTCCTCCTCAGTACGGAAAGGTCTTTATTAGTATAAAACCAAGAACTGGTGACTTTCTACCTAATTTGATCAAAGAAAATATCAAAATGAGGTTGAAAAAGTATGCAGTTGCAGGAATTGTCCCAGAAATTCTTGATTTGAAGTATCTTTATATTGAAGTTGACTCAAAAGTCTATTATAACAGTAATATGGCTCCAAGTGCAGAGTTTGTTTCTACATTAGTTCAGGAAAATACTACAAAATACTCTGAATCAACTGAATTAAATCGTTATGGAGCAAGATTTAAGTATAGTAAGTTCTTATCTATCATTGATGACAGTAGTGAAGCAGTTACATCTAATATTACAACCGTTCAAATGAGAAGAGACCTTCGTGTTGCTCTTAATTCGTTTGCAGAATACCAAATTGGGTTTGGAAATGAGTTCTACATTAAGAGTATGAATGGTTATAATATTAAATCATCTGCATTTAAGACAACTGACTCTACAGATAATGTTTATCTCTCTGATATTCCAAATACAAATAGAGAAACTGGTTCTTTATTCCTCTTTACCTTACCTGATGCTGGATCTACCAATCCTACCATAATTAAGCGTAATGTTGGTAATATAAATTATAAGAAAGGGATTATAACAATTAATCCGATCAATATTATAAGTGGTAAATTAAAAGATGGGCAAACGATTGTTGAATTGTCTGCTTGCCCCAAATCCAATGACGTGATTGGATTACAGGATCTTTATTTGCAACTAGATATTAGTAATAGCACCTTTGATACTGTTGTTGATGATATTGCTTCTGGATTAGATCCTGCAGCATCTAATTATGTCGTAACATCTAGCTACCATAACGGGAACTTAGTAAGATCATAAAATGTCAGAAAAAAGAATCCAATTCAGTAACATAGTACAGAATCAACTTCCTGTGTATACACGGGATGAGTTTCCCTTAGTATCAGACTTTCTGAAATCTTACTATGAAGGACAGGAATACCAAGGTGGTCCTATTGATCTGGCACAAAATATTGACAAATACGTTAAAGTTGATAATATAACCAATCTTACTGGGCAAGTTGGATTAAAAACTGATATAACACTTAATGATGAGACTATTGAAGTTGATATGGTTAATTATCCTGCAGGAACGGATGGTTTTCCAAAGTCTTATGGATTACTTAAAATTGATAATGAGATTATTACATATACTGGAATTACAACGACTGCATTTACTGGTTGTATCAGAGGATTTTGTGGAATAACCTCATATAAAGCAGAAACCAAGCCAGATGTATTAGTATTCAATTCAAGCACCTCTGAGGGGCATATAGCGGGGTCTAAGGTTGAGAATTTAAGTTCCTTGTTCCTCAATGAGTTTTTATTAAAAACCAAAAATCAGTTATTACCTGGTTTAGAGAATAGAAGTCTTTCATCCAACTTAAATCAGAACCTTTTTGTTAAACAATCAAAAGATTTTTATTTAAGTAAAGGTACTGATAGATCCTTTGAAATTTTGTTCAAAGCACTATATGAAGAAGATGTAAGAATCGTAAAACCAAGAGATTATCTCTTTACACCTTCTAATGCTAACTATAGAATCACAAATGATCTTGTAGTTGAAACAATTGAAGGAGATCCTACTGAATTAGAGAATTCTACATTATTTCAAGACAAATATGGAGATATTAGTGAAAGAGCATATGCTCCAGTTACTAAAGTAGAACCAATTAATGTTGGTGCTGGAAAAACTTTTTATAAACTTAGTTTTGATGCTGGTTACAATAGAGATGTTAGAGTAGATGGTTCAATATATGGAACATTTGTCGTTCATGACAAAACAAGAATTATAGGAGGAGTTGCTGCTGGATCTACTTCTTTTGATGTAGATTCAACTGTTGGATTCCCAGATTCTGGAGAATTGACTGTTGCATATTCTGATGCGTCTTCTGGAATTGTTAGTTATACCTCAAAATCAATAAATCAGTTTTTTGGGTGTTCTAATGTAACGGGTGATATTCCAGATGCAACAAATGTTGGAATTAATACCTATACATACGGTTATTCTAATGTAGATCCTACAGAACTTGTTAAAGTAAATATTACTTCTGTTTTAAACAGTCTTAATTATCCTGATAATACTAATAATTTTTCTGTAAATGAAACTGCGAAAATTAAGACTTTAGGTGATAATGATACTAGTTTTAAAGGAAAAAATTGGTTCTATAATATCGCTCCTGTTTTTGAAGTTAAAGAATTGGAGGTAATTGACCCAAGTGATAATACATACTTGGTTCATTTCTATGTGGATCATTCTTTTAGGATTGGTGACAAAGCAGATTTAATTGATAATGCAGGAAATGTAAAACCAACATCTACTATCATTGATATTGATGGTGCAAGGAAAATTACGATTAAAGGACAAGGATTACTTGATTTAACTTATAAATTTACGATTAGACGTAATATATTAAAAACTCAATCAACTACATTCCCTGAAGCATCATTATATTCAACTAATGTTCAAAATGTATATACAAGTGGTGGAAAATATCTTGTTGCTTCTTCATCAATTCCAACATATAGTTCACAACCACTAAATTTAGACTCCCAAACAATTACTTTTTCTGGCACTTTTGTTGGTGAAGAGATTCAATTGGTATCAAGTGGAGATCATGGTTTTTATACTGGTGATGCAGTTTATTACTATCCTCAAAGAGTTTCTGAAGAATTTTATGATGCAGGAATATTGTCTAGTAGAGAAATAATTAAATCTTCTTTATTTACAGATGATTTAGGTGTAATAGATGTAAATGATACTGCTACAAATGAAGGTCTTTATTTTGTAAAGAGAGTTAATAGTTTAATCGTTAAATTAGCAAAAAGTAGAACTAATTTATCAAATTCTAGTTTTGTTAAATTAAATACTGCGGTAACGATACAGGATAATAAATTAACACCTCATAAATTCAAGAAAAAGACATTACAGTCACAAAATATTTTTAGAGAGATTGATTTACCTTCTAATGATGGTAATTATTATAAAACAACTCCTGGATTTACTGGTATTTTAATTAATGGTGTTGAAGTATTAAATTATAAATCACATGATTCTATTCACTATGGAAAAATTAATTCTATAGAAGTTATTTCTGGTGGAACTAATTATGATGTATTAACTCCACCTCATTTGAATATTGTTGATAATGTTGGAGTAGGTGCGACTGGTAGTGTTGCTGTTTCTGGATCATTAAAAGAAATAAGGATTGTTGATCCTGGATTTGATTATGTAGAACCACCAGAGGTTAATATTTCAGGTGGAAATGGAAATAATGCAAGAGCATCTGTAAATACTAAATTAATTACTCATAAAGTTAATTTTGATGCCCTAGCAGGTGGTGGTGTTGATACTACAAGTAATAGTATTGGATTTACTACTTTCCATAAATTTAGAAATGCTGAAAGAGTAATTTATAAATCTAATGGACAAAAAGCTGTTGCGGGATTATCTACTGACTCTGAATATTATGCTTCTGTTATTAATAATAGTAATATAAGATTACATCCATCTAAACAAGATGCTATTAGTGGCATTAATACAATATCCTTAACAGATAATGGTATAGGAATTCAATCATTAGAATCTTTTGATAAAAAGATGATCGTCGAAGGAATCAATATTATTTCTGGTGGTTCAGGATATTCTAATAGGAGAAAAACAATAAAACCTGTTGGAATTAATACTTCTATTGATATTATAACATTACATAATCATTCTTATAACTCTGGTGAAATAATTCAATACGGATCTACTGGACAGGAAATAGGAGGTC